AGTAATAGGCATTGCTAATGATGGTGTAGCCATCCGTGTTGACATTCTGGAAACTATTGTTGTAGTCGTAATCAGGGGAACGAAGCCACCACCACACCGCCGTGGACACGGCGGAATGATTATAGGCTACTCTACTATTACCGGCTTTGTAGTAATCGTATTGTGCCTGATAATTCTGTTCATAGCTATTTGCATAGCTTCTTGTTCCGAACACTTCAAATTCAGCAAGCAAGAACAAGTAATCGGTGGTGGCCGTTACATAAGTCTGAACATTGCCGCCACCGTTGGCGGTATTATCGGTGTACTTGGTCACGGGTTGCATAACCGCCCTCAAATCGGCGGGAAGCGCCGCCATCAAGCTATTCGCCAACGGGCTTGTGGGGGTGTTACTGTTGCCCAATACAGTTTTTCTCATGTGTGAAGCGTTCCAACCGCCGCTGTTCGTCTGACTGGTATTCATGCGGAAACCATCACCGGTGTTGTTATAATTGCTATCACACAAAGCAACTGCCGTGGAACCGATCTTCCCGATCTGGAAGTGAATCTTGTTCGCACCTTCCTTGGCGGAATTGTGGTTGAAGCCCAAAATAAAGGCGTTCACGGTCAAGTTGCTGAAAGTGTAATTCCTCACGGTGCCATTCAGAACGATGGATTTCACATCACCAACGGCCCAATAGTTGGCCCCCAAACCTGCGGAACTGACTTCCCGGATGGTTGCCCAACTGTTATCGTTCAGAACCTTGGTGGGCAATGTCACTTCAACGGAACAGGTCTTATTGGCCGGGGCCGTGTGGTTGGTGCCAGCGGCCACGCTGACGGTGATTGTGGCGCTTCCTTTGGCCTTTGCGGTAACAGTTACCACCGAACCGGAAACACTCACAGAAGCCACCGTGGGGGCGCTGGAAGTGGCCGTAATCTTACCGTCACCCGCCCTTGTCACGGTGATGGTGTCCGTGGTCTTTGCGGCGGTCAGTTTGATGGAAGTCTTATTCAAAGACAAACTACCAGCGGCCTTGGCAATGCTCCAAGCAACCATTTTGGCCCCGGTGCTTCCATCAGCCCACTTGTAGTTCGTTTTCGGCGTGAAGGTGGCATTGTAGGAACCGGCGTTCGTGCCGCTGGTAGTTCCTCCAAGCGTCATTTTCCCGCTGTCATAGTTGTTCCAAGTGGGGCTTTGGGCCGAACCGGTATAAGTAAGGCTGTTGCTCTGCGTGGGGATCGTCATGGTGGCGGCGTTGATCGTCCAAGTCACTTCCTTGGCGCTCTGCGTACCGTCTGCCCACTTATACCGCCCCTTGGGTGTGAAAGTGGCCGTGTAGGTTCCCGCATTGGTGCCGGTAGTCACGCCGCCCAAGGTCAGCGCATCGGGGTTATAAGCGTTCCAAGAAGGGCTTTGGGCCTGTCCGTTATAGGTCAGGGTGCCATTCTGCGAAGGAAGAACATTGATGGTATAGACGATACCGGACACAGCATCCAAGGCCGCATTTGCGGCATCCTGTGCGTTCTGTGCGGCTTCCACACAGGTTCCGATCTGGTTCAACAGATACGGGTGGGCGGTCTGATCAAGGTTGTGTTCGCTCACCTTGTTTTGGGCCGTACCTTTGGGATCATAGTTCATGTTGGGAAGCTGTTCGGCGGGAACCTTACCATCCACCAGATCAGCCTTCCCGGATTGACCTTTCTGAAGGGCTTCAACGGCATCCGCATTGGCCTTCATTTGGGTATCAATCTTATCCATGTTTTCATTCTGAACCCCTACATCATAAAATTCAGATTCAAGGGGTTTAGTCAGCTTGTAGTTGGTTGTTTTATTCGCCATTCTTCAAAACCTCGTTTCTCAACTGATTATGGGTATAGGCAGCAAGCTGGGCATGGGTGAACCGCCCAAGTTCCGCATGGGTGTTATAAAGCTGAAGCAAGGTCACAACCATGTTTTGGGGAACAACCCGGTTCAGCAAAGATTCAACATCATTGAAGTTGTTCTTTGCGGCCAACCCGATTTTCACAAGAAGCTGATAGGTGCCTTCTTCCACATCAGCGGAATAGTTTCCCTTCCCGCACAGCGTTTCAAGGATGTTCCGAAGCTGGGGCAAGGTGTACGGAAGTTCTTCATTGATCCGGGTCAGAATACGGAACCGGCGATCTTCAAGACTGTCCGTGCCTTTGGGGGTGATCCCCAAAATCTTTTCCCACCGGGAAAGGCCCATGTTTCCAGCGGTGGGAATGAACTGATTATCAAGAAGATCATCCGTGGTATTCCATGCCTTTTCAATTTCCGGCTGTTCGCTCCCCATGATCCCCTGAAACTCCGCATAATCACGAATGACATAGGGAAGATAATCAATCAGTTTGCGTTCCATGCTCCCGGCCCCCTTATCCGTTGATCACGATGGTTCCCGGCTCAATGGTTCCCAAAACCGGGATGTGGTCAAGGGTCAGGGTACAGTTCGCCGCTTCACCGTTGATCTTGGTGTTGGCAATATCCAGAATACCGGTGATCCCCAACAGGCGGCTTTCCACCTGACTGATACGAACCACAAGGGCTTCATTCTGGTCTGCCCAACTTTGGGCCAGTTCCAAGAAGTAACCGTTGATTGCTTCCGTGACATAGGCGGAAACATCATCCCAACTCCATTCCCGCTGATAGTACAGATCGAAGGAAAGGTTGATGGTATCTTCACCCACGCCTTCAACCCTCACCACATGGCCGATGGGGGCAATGCCCACGCCTTCACCGGCGTTCTGAAGGGGGTCAACTGCGGTCTGCACCTGATCCACAAGGGCTTCCGAAGGCTTCTTGAAGGAACTGTTGATGATCACCAGCTTCACGGTTCCGCCCACGGTCAGCTTGCTATTGGCTCCCGCCGCATACACAGCATTCAACCACGCCTTGATTTCCTCGGACACACCGGAAAGGCCGCTGATCCAAGTGTCGGTTCCCGTGGGCGGGATCAGCTTGGCCGGGTTCAAATCGCTGTTCCAAACCCGATATACCTTCACACCGCCCACGCCGGGAATGGCGTTCACCTTTTCCAGATAATCCGCACGGTTGCCGCCGAAGGCTTGGGCGTTCAGGCTATCCATGTAACGCTGTCTGAAAACCTCGGTATCTTCTTCATCCTCACCGGGGATCACCACGGCGGAAATGGAACAGGTTTCAAGCCCGTCCACATACTCAATGGGAATCACCGTTCCGGTGTAGTCATTACCGGCTTCACCAGCGGTTTCACAGGTGATTTCATACTTACCACTTCCACGGTCAGCCGAAACATAATAGTTCAGTTCTCCAATGGAAAAGCGGGTGTTCATGGGAAGGTGCAAGGTGGTTGGTGTAATGCTCAACTGCAACACGGCGGGGCTTGCCGGTTGCGGTTTCAGGCCCCTTTCTGCCGCCCTCAAAATGAGATAAGGGCGGGTTGCGGTGTCCGCAAAGGTTTCATTCAGCACCGTATCAAGGGCAATATAAAGGTTCTGCAATTCCACGGCGGCGGGGGCGTCACCGCACCAAACCAACGAACCTTCACGGGTGTCCAAATTGCCATTGATGGAAAGCGCCTTCTGAAGCATCCGGGAAAGGATTGCTTCATAGGTCTGTGCTTCATACATCAGATTTCAACCCCCAATTCTGCATTGATTTCACCAAAAATGCTGACCACCGTGAAGGTAGTCAGCACTTTCTTTTTGTTCACCGTAAATTCAAAGTTCTGAACCGCCGTGATCCTATCATCCTGAAGCAAGGCTTCACGAACCCGGCGTTCAATTTCGGGAATACAATATTCCACATCTTTTCCGATCAGATTATGAAGTTCAACCCCATAATCCCAAGAATGGATCAACCATTCATAGCGTTCCGTGTTCAGGATCAGGAAAACCGCCTGTTCCACGGCTTGGATTTCATCAATGGTGCCGATGATGGTCAGGTTATCGTGGTTCATCCTGAAAGTACGGCTTGGAAGGGTTTCAATGGTGAAATCCTGTTTAATATCATCCTGCACTTGCGGAATCATCATCAAGCCCCCTTTACTCGGTCAATGACCACGAATTTCTTTCCTTGCTGAACCCGGATCAGAAGCACCTTTTCACCGGCCTTCAAAGCGTTGTGAACCTTGAAGGTTTTCTTGCCAACATAGGCGTGTTTGTGGGCTTCATACGCCGCCGCACCAGAACCGCCGCCCTTGTCCTCGGTGGTGTGGTTTACCGTCATATCAACTTCAAAATCAGTCACATTCCGGGTCAGGATCAGCATTTTAGAAGTGTAGATGGATTTCTGATCCACCTGAATTTTCAAGGGTGAAGCGGAAAGGACAGTTCCAAACAGGATGTTCACCGGCTTTCCGGCTTCCACAGCTTCCACCGCCGCCCGTTTCACAACTTCAACAGGATTAGGCAATAAATTCACCCCCGATCAGGTCAAGTTCCATCATGTGTTCATCACCCCTGAAGGTGTGGGTGACTTTGTTCACCACCATGTAATTGTTGGTGACAATATCCCCAAGGTTCAGGGCCACCACCACGGCGCTTCCCGCACGAACCCGCACATCACCGAAAGCGTTCTGAATGGTCAGCTTGCGGGTTTTCTGATCGTACAGCTTCAACAGGGCATCCGCCTTGGCGGAAGCGCCCGTTTTGGTCTGAACTTCTTCAAAATACTGAAGAACACCCCATTGGTTCATTTTCGCCCCGTCCTGTGCAATGAACAATTCCCGCTTACCGGTTTTTTCATCGTTATAGGCCAGTTTGATCTTGTTATAGGTCTGTTCATCAATACTGGATTCATAGCTGAAGTTTTCCCCGGTTTCTTCATCAATCAGAAGGTTCAGCTTCATGGTATTGATGTTCTTCAGGGTCAGCTTCCCGGCATCGTCATACAGAACATAAAGCTGTTTGGTATTCATCAGGGTTTCATCAAGGGCGCTCTGGATCATATCAAACAGGGTTTGGTTTTCTTCCACGATGGTTTCAAGGGTATAACCGGTATCTTCCACCGTGCCAAGGTTCAACCGGAAATCTGTTGCAATGCGCTTCAGAAGGTCAGAAGCCTTCAGCCCTTCTTCCGTGATGGTGTCCTTATTCTTCAAATAACGCAACTGATCATAGGCCACAACATCAATGGTGCCGCCCTTGTCACGCTTTTTCTTGAACACAAACCCATAGAACATGGCGGTTCCGTTCACAGTCAGCTTCACCGGATCACCTTCAGCAAAGTTCAGCCCCGGCCCCTTGACAACGGTGAACTCCAACTTGCCGGGGGTTCCCTTGCGTTCCAAGGTCAGCCGTGCGCCTTCCTCGACAACGGGGAACTGAATGGTGCTGTTATGCTGGATGAACAATTCAACTGCCAAACGGAATCACCCCTTTCAGGAAGGCAAAGTAAGAACCTGACCGGGATAGATCAGGTTCGGGTTCTTGATTTTGTCCTTGTTCAGATTATAGATTTTCGTGTAATCGGCTCCGTTGCCCAACTGCTTCTTGGCAATGTTCCAAAGGCAATCACCAGATTTCACCGTATAGGTGGCGGCTTTCGGGGCCGTTGTGGTGGGCCGGGGTGCCGCCTTAACCGTTGCGGTGGCGGTTCCCCCGGAAGTCTTGGCCGGTTGCACGGTCACGGTCTTGGTGCCATAGGCTCTGTACTGTTTCAGGTTGATCTTCACCTTCACATCAAAGCCTTCACCGGCATCATCGGTGATTTCATAGGTTTCAAGGCCAACGGTCAAATTGGTGTAATGGAACATCCCGCCACCGGGCTTCTGCCGGTTCAGAATGAATTGGAACGGGGTCTTGCTTACCTTCAGCCGTTCAAACAAGGACAGGTAATAGGCGGCGCTTTGCGCTCCACCGTTGCTGAAGGGATAGGACACTTGGGGAAGAACCAATTCAAAGGACACATCCGAAAGGCCAGCGGCCTTCAGAATGTTGATTTCTTCCCCGTTGATCAGGGTCATGGTTTTGTTCTGGTTGTTGATCTTTACCGTCACCTTGGAAGGGGTGATGGGCATAAGCGTTCCCGCCATATACAGTTTATACGCCATTACTCATGCACCCCTTCTTCAGAAACTTCCAGCTTTTCAGCAAAGTCATTGGCCCAAGCATCCATGATCCCATCCAAATCAGCATCTTTGGAAATGTGGTTTTCATTGTGCTGTTCAACCTTGATTTCAGCGGTAGTGAACCGGTTGATTGCTTCACGCTCCGCAATGTCACGAAGATAGGCCAAATCTTCTTCAGCAATATCCAAGGCATCAGCGGTGGCCGCTGTGTTGGCGGCGGTGTCACCGGTGTTTCCATAGATTCCATCAAGGGTGTTGCTCAAATCGAAAGCCCCCATAGAATCCAAACCGGAAGCATCAAACATTCCGCCAATCTTATCATCAATCCCTTGGCCGAAGTCATACCCGGCATCCCAAGCCCCGGAATAGGTGGCCCGATAGTCGATGGTGGGGGCGTTTTTGTCCAAGGTGATTGCGTTTTCATTTTTGCCCCAAGAAGTAACCGCACTTTGAAGGCTTTCAAGGCCAGAAGTCCAGTCAGTTCCAAAAATAGCATCAATGATGGTGGTTACAACTTTACCAAGGTTCAGGAACCACCCGATGATTTGACCGATCAGGTTTGCCACGGCATCACCAAAGCTGTTGAAGCCGCCGTTGCACACATTCAGAATCCATTCCACGATTCCAAGGAACGGGGCCACAAAGATTGTCCAAATGGCCTGAATGATAGCGTTCAAAACGCCAATGGCACAGTTCAGCACAAATGCACCGGCCACGGCTACCACACCACAGATAATTCCAGTTGCGGAAATGGTGGAACCGGTCAGCTTATTGATTGCCGCCACAATCATATAAATGGCCGCAATCACGGCAATGATGATCAATAGAATCCAAGTCAGCGGACAGGCCAGCAAAGCGGCATTGAAGCCGTATTGGGCGGCTGTGGCGCTTGCCTTTGCCATTGCTTCCGCCTTCTCGGTAGCGGCAAGGGTAGTGTTTGCAACGGCGGCTTTGTACGCCTGAACCGCCGCAAGGCCCTTCTGCGCATTGCTGATAGCGGTGATTGCATTGTTGGCAATCAGATAGCCGTTATACAACAGCATTGCCGCCGCAATCCCCAAAACAAGGGGCTGAATGATCCCCCAATTATCCACGAACACAGAAGCAATGGCAATCAGAATATCCAGCGCCGAAGAAGCCACATTCGCAACAGCGGCAAGGCCATTGATCAGGCCGGTGGTCACTTTCTGGAACTTGGTGCTGTTTCCAATTTGGTTGATTTTGGTCAGGATCGGGGCAAACATAGAAAGGGCCTGATTCTTCATATCAACCCAAATCTGCGCCCAAGTCTTGGGCATGGAATCGAACTTTGCGTTGGTTTCGTCCGCCATAGCAAACATGGCGTTCTTCACCACTTCAGCCGTTACCTTGCCTTCCTGTGCAACCGTCTTAATGGAACCTTCCGCAATCCCCATATACTTTTCAATGGCTCTTGCGATACCCGGCGCACCGTCCAGAATAGAGTTCAGTTCTTCACCACGAAGCGCACCCGCCGCCATTGCCTGTGTAAGCTGGATCATGGCGTTGCTCTGCTCTTGGGCCGTAGCACCGCCAATAACAAACTGTTTGTTCACCTGTTCCATGAAGGCAATGACCTGATCCATATTGCCACCGAAGGCGTTACCGGCGTTCAGGCCAAGTTTCGCAACGGCGGAAGCGGTGTCAAAATAAGCGGATCGGGAACGCTGGGCGGAAGCCATGATCTTCTGTTCCAAGGCTTCAACGGAACCGCCATCATCCACAAGCAAATTCAATCGGGCTTTGGTGCTTGCCAATTCATCCGAAATGTTCAGCACCTTATTGATCCCGGCGATACCACCAGCGGCAATGGCAACTTTCTTGATAATGGACAAAAGCCCATTGGCGGAATTGCTACCCCCACGGATGGAATTGTTGAACTTCTGCTGTTCGTTATTGGCGTTCCTGATATTTTCTTCAATGGCATCAAAGGCGGTTCCCGCTTTCGCCCATTCTTCACGGGCTTCCCGGATTGCCGCCGTGTCAACGGCTCTACCGGAAGCCTGTTGCATGGCTTCAAAGGTGTTCAGCACAACCCCCATTGCCTTGTGCATACTCTGAAGGGGGCTGGTCACACCATCATAAAGGGCAACAGCGGCCCGGATAGTTCCCACAGGGATCACCACCTTTCTTGGAGAATAGAAGCCGGGGCCTTAATGGTGTCGGCCCCGGCGCTGTTTGCGTTCAATTTCCTTCTGCTTCTTCTTTTCAGCTTCCACCCGAACATCAATGGCCGCAATGATGAAGGCCCGTTCACGGCGGGGCAAAGCATAGAAGGCGGAAGGTGTCAAATGAAGTTCGTGAAGGCAATAGTAAGCAATATTCGCTTCACTATCACCTTCACAGATCAGTTTTTTGCTTCATCAACCTCGTCCTGCATGGTGGTATCGAAACCACACACTTCCTGAATCTTGGTCAGGTATTCGGCATATTCGCCGGGGGTCAGCATGGTTTTCAGAAGGGCATCAGCGCCCATGACCTTGTAACTGTCCTGAAGTTCCTTATCATTCAGATTGGGGAACACGGTACAAGCCACGGCCAGTTTGCCAAGGTAAAGATCATAGTCGGTTTCCTTCTGATACTGGTTCTTCTTGCCGGGAACCGGAACACGCTTGGCACAGGACTTCCGAAGGGCTTCATCCTCGGTGCCGGTGATGGTCTTGATCTCCCAAGGAATGGGGTTGCCATCCTCACCCAAGAAGCGTTTGGAAGCAACAAACTTGATGTTCTCAACGGGAACGGCGTTTTCAGCCAAAAAAGCGGACAGGCTCATTGTTTTTTCCTCCTATATTTTGATACGAAAAAAGGCCCCGGCCCCTACCGAAGTAAGGCCGGGGCGCTCTGCTTACTGCATACCGGCCAAAAGGCTGAAGGTTTCGGGCATCTCGAAATCTTCAAAGGTGAAGTCCATATCTTCATCCAAGTATTCCGCATCAGCATCAAACTTGGCAAGCAAGCCGCCGTCCATATTGCAATCCTTCAGGATCACGGTCTGACGGCCCACAGAAGAAGTGGGATCTTCATTTGTCACCTGAATGTCAAAATAGACATCCTCGCCGGTGTCCTTATAACGCTTCATCAGCTCACGGAAGATGGAAGTGTTATAGTGGAAGGTGGCGGAACCCGTACCCTTCCAGCCGGTGGCCTTATTGCCCTTGCCGGTCTTGCCCAAAATGGGAACTTCCGTTTTGTTCTTTTCAAAGTTGGCTTCAAGGTTGATAGCCTGCATGAAATTGTAACGGTTATCCCCGATGGTCACGAAACATTCAGCCAAGGAAGCGGAAACAGCATCCTTGGCGTTCATGATGGTTCTATCTGCCATGATGGTTGTACCTCCTTACTGAACATAGACGGTCATATAAAGCTGTTCCATAGCGTTCACGGGGGTCACATAGTCAGTAACCACCACGGATTTCTTGGTATCGCCCTTTTCAACCGTCACATTTTCGCCGCTGAAGTTCTCAATGGCCCGAATATCCTGAAGTTCCGTGTGGTGCTTCACAATATCGTTCCAAAGGGAAATCCGGCCAGCGGCATCATTGGGAACCTTGCCAAGATACTTCTTGCCGAACAGAACGGCAATATCATTGGCGATCTGATCCAAAACTCGGATCGTCTGGTTGCTGGAAAAATCGCTGGACTTTTCATCCGTGATGGAAATGAAGCTGTTAATGTCAGTCAGGACACACACCGCTTCATCCACACGATGGAACATGAAGGAACCTTCCCTGATCCCGTTTTCAAGCTGGGTCTGCGTGAAATCGGTGTCCACATCGTATTCACCATCATAGGTCATGTTGGTGGCGCTCTTATTGACCGCCGTGCCGCCGATCACACCCGTAACCCAAGGAATCAGGGCGGTGGAAGTCTTGTCGGAAGTCAGGCCGTTCTTGACGCTCACAACGCCTTCATAGTCGGCCAGCTTACGGAAAAGAACCACCTGAAACTTCTTGCCCACATCATCACGCATACGCTTTGCGAAAGCCGCAAACAGGGCTGTGATGGTGGCCTTGCTCTCGGTGCAACCCATAGCATTGAAAGTGTACGCTTCCGCCTGATCAAGATAAGTCTGATAGTCGGAATCGGCCACGGTGCCATTGGTGCCGCCCGTCAGGGGCAAGGAAGCGGTCAGGGAAAGGGTTCCGCTGGACTTCCAATCCACATAGTCATTGGCCTTCAGGCCGGTGATAGCGGCCACACCTTCCTGAAGATCAACCTGAACGGTTCCCAAGAAGGTTTCCACATCGAACAGGGGCTTCTGTTCGGTGCTGTTCTCATTGGCCGTGATCACAACCCGAAGATCATTGCCACGGGTGCCGGGGTATTTGGCCGTTGCGTAGGTGTTGGACGCTTTCACGCCGCTGGAACCAAGGCGGAAGAAATGAACGGTCTTGGCGTGAAGGAAGATTTCACGCATGGGCTTCAGTTCATCCGCCGTGTACGCATAGCCGAAAATCTTCTGACTGTTCTTGATGAAGTCAGCCTGTTCCACCGTGAAAATCTTGCCTTCAGGCCCCCAATTCATGGCAAGGGGGATGGTGACAATGCCACGGTCAGAAAGGGTGGCGCTTGCCTGCGCCACAGAAATGAAGTTGATATATGCACCGGGCAGAACCTTGTTCTGCACCAAGAAGGTGCCGCCGCCAAGGGCCATATTAGTTCACCTTACCTTTCATAAAAATCTTTGATCAGCCCATCAATCTGATCATGGGTGTATTCCTTCCCATCTTCCAAAAGGATAGACAGCAGATCACGCCGGTTGGCGTAACGCCTGAAGGTCAACACTTTTTCTTTGGGGAATACCACCGGGGCCGTGATGGGCGGTTCCTGTGCGGTGGTGGCTTTCTTTCTGGTAGCCATTCAATCACCCTTTCTTTGGCTCCACATCCACATCCAAGGTTTCCATTGGGGTTTCCTCGGACGGGCGGGATAGTGTCAGATTGAAGTTGACGAAGAAGTGAAGAACCCCATCTTCAACTTCATAACTCATGGAAGTTCCGTGAAGCACATCCCCATTGGGAAGGGTGATGAACTCCAAACATTCCATCAAATCCCCGGCCATAGTGAACAATTCAGCGTTGTTTCTCCCGCTGGTGGGAAAATAGTGAACATCCAGCGGGTTCCGGTTCATGAACCGGTTCTTCTGCAACGGGGAAATGTCGGGCTTCAGAACGGCAATGAAAAAACAGGGTTCTTTGAAACCCTGTTCCACATCATTCTGATAGATTTTATACCCGGCTCCAAAGGTGGCGTTCAGCTTCATGGAAACACCTTTGATGATTTCATTGATCAACTGAACACCCCCTTCAAGGCTTCATACAACATATCATTCAGAATGGACGGAACCAAAACCTTTACTTCCTGTTCGGAAATAGTCATCATCAATTTCCCCGGAACCCAACTTACCTTCAGGCTTTTACCCAAGGCGGGAACATAGCGCCCCGGTGTTTGCCGGTGGCCGTATTCCACATAAGACGCATATTCCAAATTGTTGATAACAGTCACGGTGTACTGATCCCCATGTTTTTCAATGGGAAGGATCGTCCAAGCATCACGCAAGGAACCGCCCCGATACCCGGCCCAATACTGTTCCCGGATAGCCCCGGAACGGGTAAGAAAGGTTCGGCTTTTCCCGCTTGCACCCTTGGCCTTTACAGTCTTGGGTTCATCAAACTTGGGGGCCACACCAACCGGGGTTCTTTTCTTTACCTTGTTCCACAGGATTTGGGCAATTTCATTGGCGGCATCCCGGCAAAGCTGATCCATGTCAACTTCCGAAAGCTGTTGAAGGCGTTCATCCAGCTTCTTCAATTCCCGGTAATCACACCGGCCCCATCTTGCCATCAGGCCCACCCCCTGAAGGGTTCAAGCATGATTTCTTGATGGTTGGAGAAAACACCCGGTTCACCGGAACGGGAATAGGTGAAGGTTCGTTCCACATCATTTGGCCGGGTTACAACGATTTTGCAACCTGCGGGAACCTTCACATCCGGGGAAAGGAACAGCTTCACCACCTGTTGGGCGGTTGCCACTTCATCCCCATTGGTTGAAGTTAATGTTTCAAAAGACAGCTTGCACGGCTGATCCTGAAGAAGCGGCTTTTCTTCAGAATCCGTCAGGTGGGTGACAGGATCGGTGACTTCCTCACGGATGAAGATAGAACACCGATCCTTCCACAACCGTTCCAAGGCGGTTCGCACGGCCTTATTCACCATACCAACCGCCTATAACGGTAGATTTCACCAATGCGCCCGTTGATCAGATAATCAATCAGGCTGTTCAACCTCTGTTCAGGGGTTGAACTACCTTCACCAAGGGCAAAGGTAATGTTGGTGTCACCTTCCTGAATGGATTTCACCGCCGCATCCAAATCAAACCCTTCAAGCTGTCCAGAACACTTCTTCATGTTCAGGTATTCGCCCACGGCCATAGAAACGGCCAGACTTTCCAACCCCTCCGGGATTTCGGAAAGGTTGGAAAGGTTTTTGATCCGCCATTGAACATTGTTCAAGACAATATCCAACAGCGGATCATTAGCGGCCCCCGCCACGCCAAGGGCCGTTAGCATTGCAACCGCTTTATCACGCAACGGGGTTCACCGCCTTTAGCCACGGGAAAGAATCCGGGCAATGGGAATGGCCTTGTGGTTGATGTAGGAACGCTGACTTGCGGTGCTTTCACCGGAATGAACCAGCGTCCAGTTGCCGCCGTTTTCCAGTTCAGCCGCCGTGGGGCTGGTGCTTGCCTGCGTTTTCTTCTCATAGGACAGACCGAAGGGGGCGAAAACCTTACGCTGACGCATATACAGCAAATCCTCACCGCCGTTGGTCTTGGGGTCACGGGCCATTTCATAGGGAACCTTTACGCCGATGTCCTCATAAGAGAAGGCACCGTTACCCATAGCGTAGGTGGTGTACTGAACACCAGCAACCACATAATCATTGGCCGCAAGGGTCTTGGAACCGAAGTAGGGCGTGACCTTGGACAGAAGGATTTCGCCTTCAGCGGGGGTGCCAGAAGCAACGATCTTCAAAGCGCCGGTGGTGTTGGCATCGGCATCGAAATAGCCTTCAGAAACGGGCATCTGATCGGTGACGATCACCAGCTTGCCGTTCCAAGTACCCAATTCCAAATCACGCTGAATACCGTCCTTGTCGGTGTACTTCAGGCGTTCGATCAGGTTCAGGTTTTCAAGGCCGGTGGAAACATCACTATGGCAGAAAACCAAAGTGAACTTTTTCTTGTTCGCACCGCAAGCCTTGTTTGCCGCCGTGTTCAGGGTGGTGGCGGTCATAGCACCGGAAACGGTGGTGGTGTGCTTCTCCACAAATTCCTTGTTCTTGGCATCGGTGGTGGACATGGCAAAAATGCCCTTCAGGATGGAAAGAATGGTGGCTTCATCCAGTTCATCCTTGTACTGTGCGACCTGTTCGCTGATATTCGCCATGAAATCAACGCCACCGGTCACATCATAGGAGAAATCACGCTCTTTCCACGCCTTGGCACGGCCAACCACCACAACGCCCTGTTCAAAGGTCTTGGTGGAAGTGGCGGTAATGTCGGTAGAACCGTCATAGTTCACCGCATCACCGTCAATCAGGCCACGCATGGCAAGACGGGCGTAGGCGGTGCCGTTCTGACCGCTGAACACTTCCTGAATGTCAGGGTTTGCGGCCAATGCACGGGATTTCTTGATTTCGTTCATGTTCAGGTTGGGAACACGGGCCACCATGTACTTGAACGCTTCAGCATTGAAACTCTTGGAATCAAACTTGTTGTTAGGCATAGTTCAAAACTTCCTTTCTAAAAATAAGATTTGTAGGGGTGTTGGTTAGTCCAACTTTGCATCCGGGTGGGCTTCCAAATACTGACACAGTTCATCATAGGTCATTTTGGAAGGATCATCACCGGCCGGGGGTGTATCACTCTTTTCACCGGGCTTGGCACCCTTGAACTTCTTATCAGGGGCCTTGGTGTCAAACAGAAAAGCCGTGTCCTGACCGTCCACCAGCTTCTTGATTTCATCACCCAAGCCCTTCACCGTGCCATCATCGGCCAGTTCAGCCTTGGCAAGAAAATCAGCCATCAGCGCCTTAACAGCGGTGTTGTTCTTGGCCTTGGCTCCGGTCAATGCCATATCAACGGCGTTGCCGATCTTCAGCGCCTTCAGTTCGGCTTCATGGGCCTTCTTCTGGTTGGCGTTGTCGGTCTGAAGCTGTGTGATCTGATCCTGAAGCGCCTTGGTGTCACCTGTGGACTTCTTCAGCGTTTCAAGCTGGGCGTCACGCTCTTTGATCGTGTTCTTTGCGTTGGTCAGTTCGGTGTTGACCTCATTGAAGCGGCTTTTGGTAACGAAGGAACCGTTCAGGCCCTCCATGACCTTATTGGCCTGTTCCTCGGTCAAGCCCCATTCCAGCAGATTTTCCTTTGTCATAGTGATAACCTCCAAATCCTTTTTTACCGTGGGTTAGGAACCACGATTTTATTTAGATTTCTGTTTACCGCCCACAAATCCAAAACGGCGATGGTATGAAAAAACCACCACCGGCCAAAGGCCGGGGTGGTCAAATCATCAATATAGTTTTTATGGCATAGAAGAAGGGAACAGGTTTTCACCTGTTCCCTTGAAGATTGGACTTTGGCCGGAGCGTCACTCCCGGCATCTCTTTTGCCCACTACCAAAAGGCGTGTGGCGTATGGGAACGCTTTTTCCACCTCAAAGCCCGTTCTTATCCTATCTAAAGTATAGCAGTATTATTCCCGCTTGTAAAGGATTTTCTTGTTCTTCACATTCTTGTTCCAAGTGGTTTCACCAATGCGCCAGAAGGACAAGATGGAGTTTCGATATTCAGCGGGGTCACTCTCTACCTTTACCCGTAGGATTACTTTGAACTTTTCGCCATTTTCTTCAATTTCTTTCAGAATTACACCGGTATTAGGCTTATTCGCTTCCAAGATGTAATCCGGGTTTGCCAGAATATCCGCAATATACTTAACGAACTGTTCGTAATCTCCGGGGTGGCGTTCTTCAATATGCTGAATCCGTTCCGGGGTGATAATCACTTCATCGGTGGCAATTTCATCCGTAATGCAACGGTATTTTTCTATATCAATGCGGCCTACCGTCTGCACATTGGAACCCTCACTTTTTACTATCGAAACTGTATTTTTAATTATACTCCCGATGTTTGCAAGGGTCAACCCGTCTTTAGAACTGTTGTCCACAAAAGTTTTCTTCCACTCGGAATAGTTCATGTTGCCGGGAACATAGTACACATCCCCATCGGCGTTCCGGGCGGCTCTCTCACCGGCATACTTGGGATCAATGGCCGGGGCCGTGGTTCCTCGACAGTTGGGGTGGAACGGCGGCACAGTCACGCCGGGTTCAACCTCCGAAAGCGGAATCACCTTCATATCCATACCGGCACAGATAGGGCAAGTAAGTGAATCCAGCGTTTCCAAAATCTCTACATTTTTAACGCCCAATTCCTTATAGGTTTCCTTGGTCGCAAGGGCATTGAAATAGCTGGTTTCGGTGTTGACCAACCGCCCCGCTTGATACCGGGCAACCTTGAACTTCTTCTGAATAGCATCGGTGATTTTGTGGGGGCTGTCACCACGAAGAAGGCCCTGTGTCAACTCTTTCTGAATAGAATCTACCAATTCCCGCTTCTTAATCCAACAGCGATCCCGGAAGGTTCGCCCGTCCGTTGTCCACGGTTTTGAAAGCAAGGTTTCAAGTTTCTTCTGATCAAGCCCGGTAATATCCCAACCAAGGCCAACGCCCTTCTGAACCTCAAAGGCCGTGTGGGTGTAGCCATTGCCCACAACCTTCTTCAACAGGGCATCCAAACTATCAACCTGATTGCCATACAGCAATTCAAGCTGTTGTTGAATACCTGTCTGAACAGCTTCAAGGCGGGAAATGTGGAACCGGGTGGACGCATTTTCCAGCTTCTTCAGCCATGCCGCATCCAACCCGGCCTGTTCACCGATCTTGATATACTGTTCAACGCTCCAATGAAATTCTTCAAGCTGTCCAGCGGTCAGCCATTTTCGGGCATCGGTCAGGCTGATTTGGTTGTTCACCGCAAAACGGGCATACCAGCTTTCAATTTCCTTCTGAACCGAACGCTGGGCATCCAAATACAGTTCTTCCATGTCCTGAATGGTTCGCTGGGCTTCTCGGTGGGCGCTGTCCTCCAAGATGGAAAACCGTCCACGCCAATAGTCCGCATTTCTCATGGGCGGTTCCTCCAATCCTGAAAAATGGTGCTGAAGGTGGGATTTGAACCCACACGCCTTGCGGCAACGGATTTTGAATCCGCCGTGTCTGCCTATTCCATCCACTTCAGCTTATTTGGTCGGCTTCCCGTTTAGATTGTCACACTTGCGGCCAAGGTTCACCAAGAACCCCGGATGGTACGCAAGCAGTTTTCAACAGGCATTTTCATTCTTTGTGTGGTAAGCCGATAATCTCACACATCAGCCGGTAGCGAACCGGCCACTGGTAGCCCGTGCCGGGGTCGAACCGGCGTTACCGCCGTGAAAGGGCGGTGTCTTGACCGCTTGACCAACGGGCCATGATGGGCCGGGGAAGGGAATTTCACCCTTTAGCGGGTAGGAGTAATAGCCCCCCGCCACACTCAATGTCTGCCCCGGCGTATATTGTGAAACGGCGGGGGTTATTCGCCCCCACCATTATCACCTTGGTTCGGGTTGCCGGTCTGGAAGGCCCCGGCGTATTCCTGTGCCTGTGCCATAGCTTCTTCCTTTTCCTTCTGCAACCGGGCCATTTCCGCTTCAACATCCGTAACCCACGGGTGCTGTTCCACAATGGTTTCATTGGAAAGAATACCAACGGATTTGGAACAGTTTTCAATGGATTCAGATTCATTGATCAGAATATCCCGGTTGAACACAATCGCCACATCATCCGTGAAATCTCCAACGCCGGTGTTGCTGAAGTGGTTATTGATGAACCACAACAGTTCTTCAAAGGCCGCTTGGAACTCGGTTTCCATGCCGTTTGCGTCAAGGTCAATGTCAGAATACATGGATTGAATGTTCATCTGATTGGGATTCCCGGACAGGCGATCATCTTTGGCATCGTAGCCACGGGCATTTTCAATCAGGGCTTTCTTGAACACATCCAAAATGGCCTTGTAGTTCTCGGAACTGACTTCCACCGTCAGGGTGGTAACATCACCATCATCACGAACCTTCACGGCTCCGAAGGTGGCAAGGTTGCGGCGGAACTCACCAAGATTTTCACCATCGTAATTCTTCAGGATCAGGATGGTGTTCCGTGCGTCCTCTTGCATATTGTTTTCAAAGTCGGAAATCATGGTGTTGATTCCGTCCTGAAGGGTTTTCACACGGCGGATCAGGGGGATTTCCTGTTTGTTATACTTGAAGGGAACCAGCGGAATCCGTTCCCAATTCAGTTCGGTGGTTTCCTTGCCTTCTTCCTCAATGGTGAAATAGTTTTCATGTTCCCCGGCTTCCACATCAGGCTTCAGTTCGCTTCCATCATAGATATACCGGTAAAGGCCATCGGTCTTGAACAGTTCAACCCGTTCAATGATTTTCTTGGTATATCCATCCCACACTTCCTGCGGGTAAAGACGGATAGCAGAATCAAGGATGGTGTGATCATCGTCAGCCCAAAACGGAAGAACTTCATAGGCCGGGAAATGTTTGAAGGCCAGATTGCCCTTTTTGTCATAGAACGGGAACAACCAGCCAAGGCCACCATTCAAGGCATCTTCACAAACATACTTCAGAAGCCGATGGAACCGCTTATTGAACACATCGTTCAAAGCGTCCGCATAGGCTTTGTTCTGACAGTTCACCGTGAAGGGCTTGCCCACAAGGTAGTTGGTTTTCTGATCCACCATCAGGGCATATTGGTTATCAATCAGGCGGTTGTTCGGAAGATTGTCCACTTCCTGAAGTTTGCCATCAGCACCAATGATTGTGCGCTTCCGGTTCAGAATGTCATGACGGCCTTCATAGTAGTCAGCGCCTTTAATCTGATCCATGCGCTTTAGGCTGTTCTTCCATTCACGGATTTCAGCGGCGTAAAACTGAAGTTCAGTCATGCCGTTTCGCCCACCCTGAAGGATCAGGCGGTTGATACGCTCCATAGCGTTATCCAGAAACATATTCAATCACCCTTTCCTTTCACCATCGGGGGGGGGCAAAACCCACCGGCCTGTTTCGGGTTTTCTCTAAAACCAAAGACTGATTGGGAAGTTCCACTTCAATCTTCAAGGTTTTATATGGAAGGCGTTCAGCCCATTGTTCAATCTTGTTCAGAATATACTTCTGTTCAAACACGGGCTTTCACCGCCTTTCTTCATTGCTTAATAAACGCAAACACACGGAAACCGTGTGTTTTTCGTGTGTTTTGTTACTATCATGTTATTAGTCGAAGCTGAAGGCGGGGCCAACCAACATATCTTCCAGCCCGTAACGCATAGCGTCCATAAGGTGGTTGAAATCATCAATGGGAACATTGATCTTGGCCCCGAACTTATCTTCTGCCCATGTGTAGTTTGAAATCTCTGTGATGAAGTTCACGCATCGGGGATGAACAATGATGGTGTAACCCTGAATGTACTGGATTCCGTTATTCACGCTGTCCTTGCCCTTCCGGGCGGCTCTGATACGATGAAGGCCAGCATCCCGCAATTCATCAATGCTCTTTGGTTCGGCACAATCGGCCTTGATCCGTTCCTTGCCGTAACCCATGCCGGTGATCCGGTCACAGATTGCCCGGTTCGTCAGGGCCTTTTCATACAGTTCATCAAACACCCAAATGGTTCTTTCCTTCTCACTCACCAGCCCACAGAACAGGGCTGTGGGATCGTTGGTATAACCGAAGTCAAGGCCGAAGGCGCTTTTCACATCAGGCTTTTTGGAAATAGCCAGATAATCAAAGGCTTCTTCCCGCCAATTATCGAAAATCAGGCCATCCACAATGCCCCAACCCCCAAGGCCAGCCACCTTGTAGCGGCGGGGGTTGTTTTCCTTCATGGTGTTGAACACCTTCAAATCCGCTGTGTCCAGCCATTCATTACACAGGTAATTAGTGGTTGTGGCGTAAATCTGCCCATCCGGGCTGATCCAGCTATCATGGAACTTGTATGTGGGGTTCCCTTGGGCATCCTTGCCGGTGATCTCCCCGAAGAAGCGTTTCCTGATCCAATGCTTTTCGTTCCACGGGTTGAATGTCAGCGTGATTTGCTTGAACAGGCCGGTTTCTTCCGGGATAGCACCACGGATGGATTCATCCAGCATATCAAAATCAGCTTCATTCATGATTTCGTATGCTTCTTCAATCCAGCACCAGCACAGATAGCCAATTTCAACCGTAATTGAAGTGACCTTCAGGGGATCATCAAGGCCCCGGAAGTAAATCTTCTGACCGGTGGGAAGGTAGGTCATTTCAAGGGGGCTTTCTTTGATTTCCCAATAGGCTGAAACCCCAAGGCGGTTGATTGCCCATTTCAGTTCGGTGAAACAGGAATCTTTCAAGGTTCTGAACACCTTGCGAACCACAAGGGTATTGGCTTCCGGGTATTGCATCATCCGTTTGATGATGTTCAGGGCCGTTGTCTTGGATTTCTTGGAAGCACGGCTTCCCTTACACACCCGGTAACGGCCTTTGAAGTTCCAGAAGGTTCCGTAACCCTTGCCAACCACTTCAGGAAGGTGAACCCGCTTGGCCTGTGGGCTAATCTTCAAGTTGATCATCCCCCGTGATAATCACCGGAACGGCCCCTTCCACACCTACCTTGTCCGTGAACATACCATAACGCTTGCCGATCAGTTCAGCGGCCTTCAGCCTTTCCTTGGCTCCAACCTCTTTCTGCGTCAACTCTTGGCAACCGTCACCACACAGGATCGGGATTTCTTCAGTATGTTCACCCCGCATTACCGAAGTCAGGTATTTCATGACTTCTTCAGCATCAGCGATCTTGGCCGAATGAAGTTTTTCAAGTTCGGTTTCGATGTACGCTTTCAAGTCAGGTTTTGCAAGGTTTTCAGAACCCGTCTGCTTTGCGGTCTTGGGCGAATACCCCGCCTTGATTGCCGCATCCGTAGCATTGCCGCTGATCAGGTATTCATCACAGAACTTCCGCTGTCTTGGTGTCACAGGTATTCACCCCTTTCCTAAAAAAGTGAAATGCACCCCTATAAGGGGTGCATTTTTACGATTCCAGAATAACACGCTTGATACTATAAAATCCTACACACTTTTCACAAGAATAGGATTTTACACTACTGTTCAAGCGATAATAAAAGGTTAGGGTTCTTTTCAGAAAAAGAAATCAGGGCCTTCCCGTGAATCTTATAAACCTGTGAAATTGAAAAGTTAAGGTCAAAGGCAATATCAAGCCATTTCTTCCCGTCAATGTATCGGGCAATCAGAACATTTTGCTGATCGAAGTCAGGAAGGCTCCGAATTGCCTTCATGGTGGTGTTCTTCAGGTCAACAAGTTCATCAATCCGGGCGTTGATGGTTCTTTCAAGTTCATCAATCTTGCAGATCGTTTCTTCAAGGCTGTTCTTGGGGCCTGAAGTTTGAACCTTATCCTGTTTCAGTTCACACCCGATGGAAGTCAACCGGGAACGCTCTGTTGCAACCGTGTTCAGAAGTCTATTGATCAAGGCATCAAGGCGGCTGATTTGGTTCAGAAAATCCTTGGCCTGTTGGGAAAGGTCTTTGTCATTCACTATGTAACACATCCTTTCTGGAATAAATGTTGAAGGGCATCAAACGCCGGTATATCAAGGGTTTTCGGAAAATCCTTCAACATTCAAGATCAGAAGCGCCTTCTTCACTATTATTACATTCTTCATATACTATATATTTTTTCTTCTAAATAATTGAAGTAATCTGTTGAATGTTGAATGTTGAAGGATTTCACAGAAAATCAAGGTATTGCAAGGGTTTCAGGGCCTTCAACATCATTCCACATATATTGAAGGCCGCTGTTCCAACCTCTACTGAAGAAAGACTGGAAGCACCGGAACCCCACAATCAGAATCCTTTTTGTTGGCGAAATATCCTTCACCAGCGGGAAGGTGTTTATAGCCACCATCGGGGATTTTGACAATTCCAGAAACATCCATAGCCGTTCCACCGCAACGGCACATGATACAAAATGGCGAAGGCTTGTGATTCTCACCAAATTCTTCAATGCCCTTTTCCAAGAACATCCACCATGACCGTCCGCATTTATCACAGCGGTATTTCATGGCTCCATGAACCAAAACTTCTTTCTTCATCGGTATTCCCTCCCGGTCTTGCGGTCTTTGATTTCAATACGGTTCAGAAGTTCAAACCCCGCCAAACGGGTGATGTACTTCAGGACAAAGATCAGGGTGTTCACCCGCTTCTGCTGTTCATCCTCGTCACGGATGATATTCTTTGTGCCGTGGTAGGCTGTCGGATCATGATACCCTTCAGCATTTTCCCAAGGTTTAGGCATCGGTTTTCCCTCCTTCTTCTCTGTACCATTCTTCAATGTCACACCCAATGTCCTTCAGCTTTTTACGGGCCAACCACCCATCATCGGCTTGTTCCATCAGGTAATGTTCCCGTAGCTTCAAGGTTTCGGCATAGAACAGCTTCCACGCCAGCTTCAGGCGCTTTGGGCCAAAGCCAAATTGGGTGTGAAGCATCCACAGGATGGATGATTCTTTGTCCATGTCAAAGGCCCGATCATTTTCCACAATCTGTTTCTTGATTTCCTGATCCAAGGCCCGTTCTTCAGCTTTGTTGAACTGAACGGCGAAAATTTTACCACCGGACTTCTTAAACATCGGCATGGTATTCACTCCAAATATCATCGAAGCACACCGGAATCAGCCAATGAACCTTGTCCAACAGGATCAAGGCCACTTCCCGCATCTGCGGATGTGCGGCGGGTGAACAGCGCAACTTCAGGAAATGCCGCCATTCACGAATGTTGGCCGTCATGACCACTTCCGTTTTCAGGCTGTTGGGCAGAACAGAACGGGCTTCCTGCGGTGTGCATCCTTCCGCCAGCATATCAAAATAGCGAATTTCCACCCCTTCACAGGCATCCCGCCAATAGTCATAGGCTCTGGAACCGGGTTCAAGGAAGCAAGGTTCAATCACCGTGATTTCCTCACCGAACTTGCCCTTGCCGTAGTTGCAATAGCGGGTGGATTCCTGACAGTAAGAAGCCATCCGGTGGCGGACGATCTCATGAGAAACCCCACGATCACAAATGAACTTCACCGTAAAGGAACAATGTTCCAGAACTGCTTCATGCCCACGCTTGATGATCCCGGCAACGAACTTTTCAGCGGAACCTTCCGTGATCTTATCCTCGGACTTGTAGCAGACACGGCCACATTGTTCCAGCCGCTTCAGAATAGTGGCCCCATCAATCGGGGTGATGAACTGCACATCAGGCTTGATAATTTTCATTTTCTTCAACCTCCCAATTCATTCCGGTGCTGTGACCGGTAAGGATCGAACCCTTCAGGGTAACGCTGTTCCAGCTTTTTCAAGTTTTCTTCCATGACCGTATCAAGGTCAGAACCAATGGCATCACACAGAACGGCCAAATACCAAGCCACATCACCAAGTTCTTCAATCATGTGGCGCTTATCCAGTTCATGGCCGTGGAAGAAATGCTTCTTCACCTGTTCGGCCACTTCACCGGCTTCACCGCAAAGGCCCAAGGCACATTCCAGCTTCAGCCGATCCATGTTGGAACGGTCAGCGGTTCGCAAGGAACCCCGCATATAACGGTTAGCGTTCATCGGCGTGTTCCTCCGCTTTCAGATCGTCCAGTTCAAGAACCGTCATAATGGCGTAATTGGCAAGGTCAATCAGGGTATCACGGATAGATTCATCCTTGACTTCCTGAACCTCGGATTTGGTCAGGCTCTTAAACCGGGCCAGCTTATCCCCAAGTCTGATCCGGGGCATTGCCATTCCTTCTTCCGTGAAGGTCTGGTGAAAGCTGTCACCATAGTCATGATTTTTTCGTGCGTACAAGGCATTGATTTCCTTGCAAATATCGGAATGGCGTTCCGTTTTGGTTTTAGGTAACATTGAAATCATCCTTTCTTTCAGTTGAACCATTTGATCACCGGATCACCGGTGAAGCCCTTTTCCCACACATACCACGCATAGGCAATGGCGCTTTCCGGTTTCCCGGTCATATCACCGTTTTTATAACAGGCCAGCCGGGAACGGCTGATATAAACCTTTCGGGGGGGGGTACGCTTGAAGAACTCACCCCGTTTTTGCCCCTCCAAGAACTGAACCTTCAGGAACATAGCCACTTTTCCACCGGGGTGGACGCTTTCAAGCGCCCTTTGAACAAATTCAAGCCCCATTGAATACGGCGGGTTTGTGATTATATCGCCTTCAAAATCGTCCAGCGTTTCCTTCAGGAAATCCAGCGGTTCAGGATCACCGAAGCCCCGGTAAATCAGATCGGTTGAAATGACTTCATAACCGTGGGCCTGAAGCACCTTGGAAATGTGGCCTTCACCACAGGCCGGTTCCCAAATGACCGGGGAAAACTGTTCCAGTTCCAGAAGCATTTCCACGGCCCTTGGATCGGTGGCGTAGTAATCAAATGCTTCTCGTTCTTCAGGAACATGGTTGGAACTGCCTAATGTGGTGAACACCTTCTTGGAACCACTCATTCTGCGCCACCTTCCATTTTCTTTTGAAATTCTCTATATTGCCGGGTGTATTCATAGGATTTTCCAAACACATGAATAGCGGCTCTATAAAGATTTGGTTCAAATTGTTCAGCAACGGCAAGTTCTCTTTCAAAAAACTTTCCAAATGGGCAACAAGCGCAACCTGTCCGATCAAGTCCATATTTGCAATAACAGTCAGAATGAACAATCCCAAACGCTTCTTCATACGCCTTTTTATCGTCCTTTTTGAACCAAAAGATGGGCCTAAACTGATCCGCTTCACCGCAAATTTCATCAAAACATGACTTGTATGCGGTTGATCTGATTCCACCTTCTGCCTTTCGTACCCCTTGAATAGAAAGATCGGGATTGATGATTTTTTCCACCATCTTTGCCGTTCCCTTTTTAGCTCCATCACAGCATCCCGACGATATGGGGAAATCTGGTGGATTGGCAATCATAAATTCCTTTAACCATTTCCGGTTTGAAATGTTTAATTTGGACTTTTCGCCCCATTGGTTACACCACCAGCGCAAGGCCGATTTACAACGGGGATATTCCGCATATAGTTCTTCAAATGGCTTATCTTCCCACTTAAACCCATGCTTCTGAAGGCGTTGAATATTATTGCTGATCTTTTTGCTTAAAAAGGGAACCCCATATTTTTTAACTCCAAGGGGAACCGGAATTTTAGCCCGATAGCGTTCAATCGTAATTCCATACTTCTGTTCCAAATATTCCAAGTGGCGTTTTGTAGCGGCAAATTCAAGGCCGGTATCAAAGAACGCATAATGAACTTCACTTAATGGGTAGCCAATCCGTTCCACCTGATCAAGGACAATATCGGAATCTGCTCCACCACTTACGCTGACCATGATTTTCGGATACATGGTGAAGGGATGAACTTCAGACTTCCCACCGCCATATCCATGAATTTTCCCCCACGCCTTCACAAACGCATTGCACATTTCAAAGGTCATGTTTTCCTTGGGAACGCTTTCCAACAGTTCCGTCATACTATCAAAAATCTGAATCATTCCGCATCCTCACTTTCTACAAATACCCGGCATTTCCCAAGGCGGCTGATCCACTTATCCACGATCACCAAGCCACAACGCTTGGTGATTTGTCTGGAAAACTCGATGTTGGAAAGGGCTTGGAAGTTGTTTGCAATGCAATATTCCTTATACTTCCGATAAACCGTCTTGGTAGGCTCATTCACAATGGAATCCAGCCCAATTTCTTTGATAAACCCAATGATGGGGTTGTTGTTTTCCTCGTATTCGTCCAACTGCCCCTGAACTCTGGTGGAAGTAGTGAACTGTGCGTTCCTAAGAACCCGCTTCAACCCCTGAAGGCCAAGCAAGGCCAGATATTCCATAGAATCCTGTTCACACAGTTCATCCTTGATGAACGGGCGGAAGTCAGCATCATTGGGGGTGAACTTGGCATCGAAGGGAACAATCACCAAACGCCGCTGAACGGCTCCGGTTTTGTCCTTGATACGGGGGATATTGTTGGCGCTGAACAGAAACTTGGAATAATTGTTGAACTCAAAAGGATCTTGGCCTTTGCGCTCCACATTCACCCGATCACCCGTGACCAGCTTCTTGAACACGGAAGCATTGGCAATAAATTCATCACCAATATCATCACCGATGTTCGCCAGCTTGCCGAACAGTTCAGCGGTTTTGAACCTATCGCCCAATTCCTTCAGGTCAAGGGAAGCAATGTTCTGATCCCCAAGAAGGTTCTTCACCACATGAAGAAAGGTGGATTTGCCGTTGCTCTTATCGCCAATCAGGATGAAGGCTTTGCCAAGTTCATTGCGGCGGTACATACAATAGCCCACCATTTCTTCCAGCAAGGCCCGGACTTCAGGATCATCACAGGCCAGCCGGTTCAGGGTATGATCCAACAGATCATCATGGGCGGCGGGGTTGTACGGCCACGGGATTTTATTTGTAATGACCACATCCGGGGTGAACTCTTTGAAGGAACCATCCCGGATATTGTAAAGGCCGTTGCTGAAAGCAATGATATTCGGGTTGGTGGCCTTGGTGTTTTCCTCAATCATGATTTCCAGATAGGACAGGACTTCCGAACGCCACGCCCGTTTCAGGTTGCTGATCAGCTTGATCATGGCCCCTTCAATCTCACCGGCACCGGAAACATAGATACCATCTTTGTAAATGTGAAGCTGGTTATTGATCTTCACAATATGGTTGTTGTTCTTTAGGTAGGTGGCGAACTTATCAAACAGGAAGGTTTTATCCCGGAAGAAGGATGTTTTCTTGAAGGCATCATCCCGAAGGATCACATCAAGTTCCTTGTCGGAAAGGGGCTTCTTCAGCACATAACGGTTAATCAGCCTGATACATTCACGGGCTTCTTCCTTGGTAAAATCGTCACTCTGAAGGGTCAGAATGTAGTTGAACAGGGTTTGGTTCCGCCCATCACCTTCACCAAGGTTCGGGAAATCATAGTTGCTTTTCACCGGGGTCAGCCACTTGGGAAGTTCCTGAATCTCCCCTTCCGGGAAGTCATACAGAATGGGCCGTTCCACGCCACCGGACTTCAAGATTTCATAGCTGTTATTGGCTCCAACCTTTCCATCCGTGGTGATACCCACGGCCAAGGTGCATTTCGTCCAGCTTTTTTTAACACCACAGTTCTTGAACAAGAAGTGTTTTCCCCGTGTGGTGGCGTACACTCTGCACTTCAGTTCTAAATCCTGAACCATTCTGAACAGAAGTTCAGATGTTTCCGCATCATCCACATCAATCAGGATGGTTTCTTCCCCAAGAATACCGGCGTATTCATCAAGGTCTTGGACTTCAGAACGGGTTTTCAGTTTTTCAACGCCTTTAAACTTTTCAAGACATTGTTTGTTTCTGGTAGGCACATAGCCCCTAAACAGTTCCATGCTTCAACGCTCCCCCCCCGAAAGGTTTTATTGTTCATCGTTCCACCCCGAAATCTTTCAACCGATCCCAAGCAACATCAATGTAATATTGCTTGTCCAGTTCATCCGGGATAGGAAGGTTGGTCACATCATCATTGATGAAAAAACAATGATCCGGGGTGTTGCCGAACTTTTCAGGGTTCTTTTCCCGGCCCTTGACGATTTTCCCGGAAACCTTGAAGATTCCGCCCTTGCTCTGATCCTTGGAAGCGAACACCCGGAAGGTTTTATCCGTCTGAACCTCACCGCCGCTGAAGCGGGTGATTTTCTTAGAACGGCCTTTTTCATCCCTGATCTTAGCTTCCGTAACCACCGGGGAATAAAGGGCATATTTGTACTTGCTGGACACCTTCACAACCTTCTGAAAATCTCGAAGATTGGAACATTCCATGATGGTTGTTTCCGGGCTGATCCCATGAAGGAAATAGTTCACAATGGCCCGGTTGACAATGGGAAGGTCATAATCCAGATCAGACAGCTTTTTGACATAGGCACCCTTGCACTTCCAGCGGGGTTTCCCTTTTTCATCACGAAGCGACCCGGAAGGAATAATGATGTAATTGTTCACATCTTTCTGATACACCTTTTGAAATTCATCAAATTCAAGGCGCATCCCGGTTCTTTGCTCCCACTCCCAACACAGATCGTCCAGCATTTCAAAATCTTCATACCGGCGAAGTTTGACCAAAATACCATCCGTGTTGCTCTGGATGATTTCACAATGATCTTCCAGCCGTTCAATCAAATCCAGAAGAAGAAGCTGACCGCCCACACAAACATTGTTGGCTTGCCGGGGGTCATACATGGCATTGTGCTTATCCTTCATAGCGCCATAGGTGCTGTTCAGAACAATCTTGTAAGGCTGTTGCATGGGGTTCTTTTCCGCCTTCAGCTTCAGACGGGTGTGGTAAATTTCCGCATACTTGGAAGGATCGTGAACATTGCGGGAAAGCCACTTATAAACCAGCATCAAAGACGGGTAATAGGAAGCCACATCCACATTGACAAACCAACCTTCCCCGTGATATTTGGGAATGGCCCCGTGAAGGCCACCCCAAGCGAACACATGGGGAACCCCGGCCACATCCAGTTCAAGGGTTTTGGAATAATCACGGTTCAAGGGGTTCTTGTACCAATTCAAAACTTCCGTGTATTTTTCGATCCGCAAGCTGGGCGGGAACTCAATTTCAAATTCATCATTGTGTTCCCTTTGAACGGCCCCAAGGATTTTGGCGGAAAGCTGTGCTTTGGTGCGGCCAATGTCAGAAATGGGAAGGTGGAACGCCTTCACAAGTGACATTTGGGCATCAAATTCATCTTCCTTCCGCCGTAACCACACTTCCACCGTCTGTTCCACATCATGGCGGCAATATTTGACCGTTTCGGCCAACTCTGCTTCAGTCAAAGGCCGGTCAATGTCGAAGGGAACAGAAGTTTCTTTTATGGAATGGCCCATGAACGCTTCCAGCGCCTTCAGGCTGATTGGCGGGTTCGGCATCACATCATAATTGATCAGCGGGTATTCCCTGAACAGGCTTGAATATCTGTAACCGGGTTTAGCCTCTGCAATGATCCAATCATTCACAGGCTTTGGATCAAACCCACACAGAATGGCCTTCAGGATGTACTGATCATAGTTCCGGGAATTGTAACCGGCCCAAATCACACCCTTGTGTTCCTCATAGAAGCGTTTCAGCTTGTCGGGATCGTTGATAATCACGGTTTCTTTCCGGGCGTTCAGGTCGATCAGGACAACCAGCCAGTCATACCGGAAAACCTCAAAATCATAGAAGATCATCAACTCACATCCTTTCAGCTTTTGTGAAATCGGTCAGCGTTTCCGCCTTATCAGCCCCGCCACGGGAAGGCTTTCACTTGGGGCCATTCCGGGGCTTTCGCCCCGGCTTGAAAGTTATCTTTCAAGTAGACAACAGTTGCTTTGAGGTAGACTATTTGCCTACAACCATTGTAAAAAATTTTGGGTCAGTTTTCAACCTCGAAAACCTCGTCAACGCTGATGGAATTGAAGCGGGAATCATCGTAGTCCACCGCATATTCCAAAGTTCCGTCAATGGCTTCCGCCACATCAAGAACAAGCTGGGCAAACTGCTTGTAGCTGGTGAAGCTGACAGGAACACCGGAATCCAGCTTTTCAAGGAAGCCCATAGCGGAAGCGATCATGTTCTTGTCATTCTTGGTGCCGTAAAGGACACGGTTCATGAAAAGGCGCTGGTTCTTGAACTCACCGGACAGGATTTTGAAGGACACGGCCAGCATGGGGCGGTTGGGATCGGCCTTGGTGCCTTTGATCTCCATGCTTTCCAGCTTCACTTCATACTTGCCAGCGGGAATGGTGGGGAAATCACCGCCGCCGTTCTTCTTGGCATCCTCCACATCAGCCTGAAGGCCCTTCAGATCAACAGAACGATCAATCTTGTCAAAATCAATAGCCATAGTTTTTTACCTCCAAAAATGTTGTTATGTTTAAATGGTTTTGAGAATATCAGCCAACCCATGAAATAGGCCGTTCACAAGTTCAGCGGTTTCCTTGGCCCGGTTCATAGTGTCAACTTCTTCTTTCGTAGGGGCAAATTCCTTATCAGGGGCAAACAGATCATCGGTCAGAACCCCATCCAACAGATGATCCAACGCCGCATCAAACATCACTTTATAGAAATCATCGTGGTTGGCGGCATAGTTGGCAATCGCCATCTTTGCGGCGTTCCGGTGAAGCTGGATCAGGGATTCCGGGTCAGCATCAGGCGGGGGGGGGATCAGGTTTGCACACACCTGAATCTTGCGAATCAGGCCACGGCGGTTCATTTCTTCTTTGAACCTGTTCAAAGCATCGTTTTTCATGTTGCGTCCTCCTTATATTTGGTTGGAAATGATGGTTTTAATGCGCTTCACATGGTCTGAAAGCAACTCCCGGTTCATCCGTTTCCATCGAAGAATGTTGGAAATGCAGATCAATTCATCCTGAATGTCCTGAAAGGCTCTGTGATTGCTTTCAAGGTCAGCTTCATAGGAAGCAAGGTCTGTGTTCTCACCGGCCTTGGCCGATCTGACTTCTTCATCAGCCTTTTCAGCGTATTCCCGGAAATACTTGGCCGCTTCATAACCCATGTATTTTTCAACCAGATATTCAAAATCACGGGCCTTGAAGATGGTTTCAGGCTTCCCGGCAATCATCAGCACTTCAGCCATTATTCTTCACGCTTCTTCCGGGTACGGCGGGGCGGGTTGGCATCCGTCTTGGGTGCGCCTTCTTCTGCCGGGGCCTTGGGGCGATCCCACAGGGGGCAACCATCGGGGCCACCTTCTTTGTGGCAACGGTGGCCAGCGTCAATGGACGGGCAAAGGGGGATTTCCGGGTTCTGGTCATGCTGTTTGAAAATGCGATCACCGTCCGGGCATTTGGGAAGATCGTTCCAAGGCGGGGTGTCACCGGTGGCCGGTTCAGCAACGGTATCAGGATCACCACAAGCCGCCTTTGCCGCATCTTCAACCGGATCATAGTTGTCAGCCGGGGGCGGGGTTTCAGTCTTGGCCTTTCTGCCCCTTCTGCTGGGCGCTGTGGTGGGCGTGTCGGTGGTTTCAGGTGCGGGGGTAGCCGGGGTATTGCCGCCACGCTTCACGGCTCCTGCGGCCTTCTGGTTGGCTTCCTCGTAGACTTCACAGAAAGCATCATAGGTCAGCGGGATTTCCTTATCACGGACAGTCAAACGGCCACCGCCGAAGATCACTTCAGAAGTCTTGAAAGACAGCACCCGTTCATCATCGTCCGCCACGATACGGGCCACCAGATCAACCATACCGGCCACCTTGTTTGCCACCTTATCCTGAAGGTTCGGCTTGATAGAACTGATCTTATCGCCGCCCTTGCGGGTCAGGTCACGGCTTCTGTCCTCATGGCTGATCAGGATGATGTTTTCATAGTCCAGATTCACAAGCCGCTTCAGGGTGTTCAGGAACTCGCTTCTGACCATATCCCACGCACGGAAGGAATCATCAGATTCATGCTTCCAGCCCTGACGGTCACAGATGTAAACCCGGCACGATTCATAAACATCTTCCAGAAGGTCAACCACGATGGTTCGGAAATCGTTCTGTTTCTTTTCCAGTTCGGCCACGGCATCCATGAACACTTCATAGGCCAACTTGCGCTTGGTGATACGGCCTTCCACCGTAACGGTGTCACGAATGGCAATATAGGGGGCATCCACAAACTTGATGTTGCCATCCGTGTTCAACATCAGGGGATCGGGGAACTGATTGGCAAAGAAGGTTTTGCCGCTGAAGGGTGCGCCGTAAAGCCACACAACCTTCTTCTTGGTGGCGTTCAGGTCACGGCGTTCATTCTTGGGAAGTAACATATAATCCCATCCTTTCTGACAATATTCTTCATACTCACACCATCCGCAAAAATGGTTTGGGTTCTTGGGAAAGTCTGTGGCTTCAACCATGTGCTTCACATCGGTCAGGAAGTCCACAATCTTCATGGGGTTGTACTGAACCGGCATCAGCGTTGGTTCAGCATCTTTCAAGGCCGCTTGCAAGCGGTCACGGAATTGGGAAAGGGTTTCGGTGCTTTTCTGCCTGATCTTGGGCTTGGGAACAATCAGGAAATACATATTTCTGATCCGGTGGCCGGGATGGGTCAGTTCATACCAATACTTGTATTCGTGAAGCTGACCGGAAACGGCGTAGTTCTTGGCGTTGTTGGAATACTTGAAATCGTACAGATCAAACGCTTCAAATTCATTCAAATCTTCACCAGTGATCAGGCCATCCAGCTTCAGGCCCTTCCCCACTGGAACCAGATAATCCATAAAGCCGATGAAATCAGCGTTCCCGATTGGAAGTTCAAAGGTTCCGCCCGGTGGCAACATGGCCTTTGCCTTGGGGATCATGGCTTCCAACTTCATCATTTCATGAATGTGATCATCCGTCAGAACCGGGAAGCTGTTCTTGTAGAAGTCAAGGGCTTGTTCAACCCCTTCTTCAATGCCGGTGTGAAGGGCGGTGCCAAGGATCAGGGCGTTGTCTGCATCCGTGTTCGGGATCGTGTCTATCCCTTCCACATATCGCAAGCGGTATTTGTATGGGCATCTATCAAAGACTTCAACCCGGCTGTGGGAAACTCGCATTGTTTCACCCCTTTCACAAT